CAAGAGCAATACAGGCACGTTTCATCTGCGCCCCTAGTTTCTCGCTACGCTCATCATCATTGTCAGCGATTGCGGTGTTAAATCTGTCGCGTGCAGTCAGGAACTTTTTGCCCAATGTCTCATCAACCAGGCGCTCCAACCTATCGACCCCCCACTTGCCCTCCATCTCCCTCGCCACCAGGTCATGGGCCTCGACCACCAACCTTGCATCCTCGGACAACCGGACAGTGGGACAGGACTCTAGAGAGTGTCCTGTCCGTCCCGTCTGTCGGACATTTGTCCCAAACATGTCCCGCTGTCCGTAACCCTTTGTTTTCATTCTGGACATTCTGTCCGTCCTAACTGTCCCATCACGATTTGACCCTCCAGACCAGATTTTGCCATTTTGCGGCGATATTTCGCTGAATGAGAGCCTCTGCTGCCCTGCTAAAAGCCTTCCTTTCGGCGTCTGGGTTGCCGGTAGAAATGCTCTTTGCCAGGGCAATATTTCGCCATTGCGCCTCATCGACCACCTGGACGCCGGCAGGATAATTCTCACCACCAGGGGATGGCTTGCCATGTTGGATGAGTGCCTCGGTCAAAGCGTCCAGGACAGCCCTCTGAGCCGGTCTGAGGCCCTTTGTATTGCCGCCGGTAGGTTGATCCGTCCTGGTCAGCACCAGGCTTGTATCGCTCTCCAGGGCCAGGGCATCGGTTGATAGTTCGACACTGGAGGTATTCATCCAGATCGGGTCCATCATCTCTGCGTCTTTCTGCTTCTCCACGGTGAGGCTGACGGCCTCTCCCATGCGCTCCACCCTCATGGACAGGTCGACAGCGCCGAGCGTGGCTGATGAGCCCCTATGGCCGCGGCTACTGTCTTTGCCGGAGTGGTGGATAAACATGACGCAACAGCCGAAGGCCTCTCTGACCTCATCCATAGCCTTGATGGTGCGGCCCATATCCTGGGAACTGTTCTCATCGCCCTGCATTGACCTGGCGAGAGTGTCGAAGATAACCAGGGAGACGGGGCCCTGGGCTGTTGCCTGGATTGTGGTGTGAAGGTCCTGGGTATTGATCTCATCCATCAGATCGACGGCAGTCGGAATCACGATGAAGGGTGCGGCCTGGTCCTTGCCATTATGCTTATGCCAGGCGGCAATCCTCTTCTTGAGACCACCAACGCCTTCGCCGGCCACATATACCACCTGGCCACCCAGGACAGGCTGATCCTGCCAGGCGGTCTTGTGGGCGATACTGAGCGCCATATCCAGGGCGATGAATGTCTTACCGCAGCCTGGCTCTCCATACATCATGGCCAGGGACTTGTCTGGCACCAGGCCTTCGACCAGCCATTCGACTGGCGGCAGTTGTGCAATATCACTGAGCGAGAGCGTTGGCAGTGGTGTGACGCGCTCTCTGATCTCTTCTGCGGCTCTGATCAGTTGGCCCAGGGCCTGTCTGTTGCCGCCGGCATCTAGCCAGTCTGTGACATCGCCTTTGTCCTTGTCTGACAGCTTGACGACCTTGATCCGCTTGGCCTTGCCCTGGAGTTGGCCCAGGACAGTGCGGACATGGGCATCGCCGGCCTTGTCATTGTGGGGCAGGATAATGACATCACGGCCCTCAAACCATTTGTTGAGGCTGTCGGCCCACTTGCCGGCCCCACCAGAATTACAGGTTGTGACAAAGCCCAGGGCGGCAAGATTGTCCGCGTCCTTCTCACCCTCACAAATGAAAATGGGCTTGTCTGGATTGTTGATGATGTCGGGCAAGTGATAGGGCAGGGGCTCGACATCTCCAAGGCCCCATACCGTTTTGCCATTGACAATGCGCCGCTGCCGGAAGGTCTTGGGCTCATAACGGCACACTTCATATGTTACCTCACCATGCTCATCGACATACGGGTAGGTTGCCACCAGGGAAGTCCTGATGGTGTCATGACCGTTGGCCTGGCGTTCGACTTCGATGCCGATACTCTCCAGGAACTCAGGCACGTTGGCCAGTGGGTTGTCGCGTTTGATCAGGCTGGAGACGCCGCCGCCGGTCTCTGTTTCGTGACAGAACCAGGTGCCTTTCTCCAGGTCTACGCTCATGGAGCCGTGGCTACCCCAGCGCAGTTCCCTCTTGTTGGATAGCTTTGCGTTTGGCTCACCCAAAAGAGCCTTGGCCACTATCTCTATGTGTTGTGCTAATTCTGACATAATCACCCCAAAAGAATGGGGCGGAGAGCGTGAACCCCCCGCCCCGTACCGGCTCAAAACAAGATTTCGTCATCGTCCTCTTGTTTGGCTTCTTCTTGCTTCGGGGCAGGGGGTGCCTCTGCCTCTGGCTTATCCATCCACTTCACCAGTTCAAAGTTGGGGATGCGGGTAGCGCCTTTGCCACTGGTGTCAGCGGTTGAGCCGGTATATTTGAGCGCAGCAGCTTTGCCCTGGTTGTCGGACATCTGTGCATGGATTGTCTTCCAGATAGCAGCCAGGCCGCGATTGACGCCGGCACCATTGGATGACCACTCGCGCCAGCCGATGTCCTTGATGAACACCATGACGCTGAAGCCGCGCTTGTAATCACCATCTGGCTTGGGCCCTCTGACGCCCAGGGTTTCATCCCAGACCCACTCTGGGGCCACGCCCTCCTGGATCAGGCCCCACCCCGTCTTGAGGCTGTCAGGGTCCATAGTGACGCCCTTGAGGTCGATCTCATTGTCATCGACATACCAGGCATTAACAGATGGTTTGAAGCGGATGTACTCAGCAGAGCCGCCGTCTAGATCAAGCATTGTCTCTTTCTCCTTGCTCATTTAGCCACCCCATGTCAGTTGCAAACCTGACCATCAGGCTTTCCGGGATGACGTACAGTCGATGCTTTCGATCTGCTCTTACGATCAGAAGGTCCGCATCATCTTGAGAGAGCCACTTGTATAACTCTCTGAAGCCGTCCTTTCGGCGCTTGCACTCGACCAGGAGCCCGTTGAGGTTTAGGTCGCCGGCAAGGTCAGCCGAATAATTCTTGTATGCCCCTGACCCAAGGACGCGCCGGCACTCAACGCCGAGATCGCTCCAGAAGTCCTGGGCCTCTTTCTCCAACTCATAGCCACGTTGCTTGTTGCGCCGGCTCATCTCGCTGCCTTCGCAATCTGGTCTAGTGTTTGGCTATTAGAAGCCGCCTGGACACGCTTTGCCAAATTTTCTCTCAAGATTTCTTCAACCAGGCTCGACACAGAGCGGCGCTGGCTTTTTGCAAGCGATTTCAACTCTGTGGCTACATCCTGGGAGAGGTACAGAGAGTATTGTTTGACCTCCATTTCGGCTCCTTTGGAAAAATAATTGTAAAAAAGTACCGTTTGGCTATTGCAATAACACTAAAACGGTACTAGGTTGAAGGTGAAGGTTGAGTGAACAGAGAGAGGAGAGACGCCTGATGACAAACGACCAACACAACAAAGACATGACCGACGCGGTGTTCGTAGCGATGCGGCATGCCTTCGGGGTGCGGCAAGAACCTATGACTCCGGGTGTTGCCTACAAGATGGCCGGCGAGTTGGGCCAGGCCATGTTCGGGCTCAACACCTGGACAGAGGACAAGGACGAGGCTGGCGCTGCGAAAGCTGCTCAGTGTCGGGCTGTGCATGACGGAGTGATGGAAAAAGTCGCTCGGACAATTCGGATACAGGAGACTGCCAATGCCTAAATGGAACAGAGAAGCCGACAACCAGGGCTGGATGAAGATCGCGGACAAGCACAGTACCGCGGTTGCCTACTGGAGCCCTGGCAAAACGGCTCCTGGTGGAATCCCAGTGGTCAAGGTTTACTGCGGCAAGAGGCAGAAGCCTGACGGGTGGTATCGGTTCCCCAAGGGGGTCAAGGCCGCACAGCGGTACATCGCTGACTACTTCGCCGGGGTCCAGGCCAATGAGCAAGCCAAGGCCGACTACAAGGCGCGGCAAGAGGCAGAGGCTGACCAGGTAGAGGTCGGCGGCATCTACTACACAAGCTGGGGCTATGACCAGACCAACGTGGACTTCTACCAGGTTGTCGGGCGGACGGCCAAGACTGTCCAGTATATCGGCCTGGGCAAGAGCATCTATGACACAGACTGCCCGGCCGCTGACACTTGTGTCCCGGACACATTCATCAAGGGCGAGAAGGTCTACACCGCCAAGATCAACGGCAACGGCTGGCGGATCAGCAGCTTTGAGTTTGCCTATCCCTGGGACGGCAAGCCCAAGCATCAGACCGCCTACGGTTATGGCCACTAGAGGAGAGATGATGAACATCAGAAACGACAACGGTTATCTGCCAGGCAGCTACTTCGACGCCGAGGTCAAGCGCCTGGTAAAGCAGCCCACCTGGGCCCTCAAGAACATGATCAAGGCCCTCAAGATGCACCCCTGGCACAACACCAATGAGGAGAAGGTGCGGCTTGAGGCAGCGAAGGTAGCGTTGAAACAGAAGAGAGGAGGTGCGATTGTTTAACAAGGCTGACCGCATCATCATCAAGAAGATGCCGCAAGAAGTCATCGACCACATCAATACCTACTGGGTCCTGGACGGCAGACAAATACAGGACCTCCGCCCCAGCGAGTGCATGAGCGCCACACAGCAATGCTACTTCCGCTTGCGAGACCAAGAACCCAACGACAAAGCAGCTATAGATCGCGTCTACGAGTACGGCCGTGAGTTCGCATATCTCCGCCGTGCGCGGGTCCGCCCCCTTTAGCTATTGTAACCAGGGTGAATACCCATTATATGTAAAGTGAAAGGAGAGAGCATGAAGACAGCACTACAGTTCCTGGCCTTTATGATCACGACCTACCAGACCGCTACCTATGAGCAGTGGCTGGCAGCGTTTGAGGCTTTGCCCCTGGCAGAGCAGACCAAGGTCAAGACAGCAATCAAAGAGATGAAGGAGACTGCCTGATGAATGTAACAGTCACCATTGACAAGATCGAAAAGCCAAGAGTCAGCGGCTATGCCCAATGTTTTGTTGAGGCAACTCTGTCTTACGGCGCAATCAACAAACCCCCGAAGCAAATCCACGGGGTTCGCGCTTACACAGAGCATGGCGATGCAAGCATTTACCGTTACTACGTCAGCAACCGCGAGATCAAAGCCGAGCCTCTGCTTGACCTGATCAACGAGGCTATCGACGAAGCAATCAAGGAGACTGCCTGATGATTGACAAAACCCACAACATGGTCGTGATGGTCGCTGACCTGATCACCACTTCGCACCAGCAGGGCCACTTCCTGGACATCAAGGATGACCGGGAGCGGGAGTTGTATCTCCAGGCAATGGGCCACCTCTATGAGGCGCAGAGCCTTCTGATGAAAGCCTACAACAATAGGGAACTCACCTGATGAAAATCACCAGACTGAAGAAGGGCTATGTGATCCGCGTGACCGACACTGAGTTCAGCGTCCTGGATATCACAATGCAGGAAGGCAGAGGCTCTGGCATGTGGGTCGATGAAGATAACGGCCATATGAAGCCAGCCGAGCAGCGGATCATCACCGAGGTCAACAGGAACAAGCGTGACTGGATGGTGATCACAGAAGACAGGAGAGGGTGATGGCACCTCATAGCGGCAAGTTCATCGCCTATCTCAGGGTCTCGACCCAACGCCAGGGCCAGTCGGGCCTTGGCATAGAGGCGCAGCGCGAGATCATCAACAACCATCTCAATGGTGGTGAGTGGGATGTGATCGCTGAATACACTGAGACAGAGAGTGGCAAGCGGTCTGACCGCCATCGCCGCCAACTCAAAGCCGCTCTCCAACAATGTAAAGCAGAGAACGCCACGCTGATCATAGCCAGGGTTGACCGTCTGACCCGTAACCTGGCGTTCCTGACCGCGCTCCTGGAGTCCGGCGTCCAGGTCATCGCTTGCGACATACCGCAGATGCACTCACCAGCCGCCACCAAGTTCGTCCTGCAACTCATGGCCAACATCGCTGAGTATGAGGGCGAACTGATCTCAGAGCGTACCAAGAAGGCTCTCGCGGCCAAGAAGGCGAGGGGCCACAAGCTAGGCACCCCAACCCCAGAGAAGGGCGCAAAGGCCGGCGGTGCGGCCACAAAGGCCAGCATTGACGAATGGACCGAGGAGTTACGGCCCGTCGTCCAGGAACTCCGCAAATATGGATGCGATACCCTGGAGAAGATGGGCAAGGGACTAGAGGCGAGGGGGGCAAGGACCTTCCGCGGCAACACAACCTGGGCACTCAGCAGTGTCCGCAATCTGGTAAAGAGGATTGAGGGATGAAGCCAGAACAGATTACCCAGGACAATGATCGGCCTATGGCCCCGCCGTATGACATCTTTGATCGTCTGCTGACCGATTACAAATTGGCTATTGCCGAGATCGAACTGTCGCACCGCACAATACGGAACACTTACGGGCGAAACAGAATTTCCGACTATTTCAACAGCACCAATAACCGATTGGGGTTTTACTACCTCATGCTCAAAGCAGCCTATGTCAAGCAGCCTTACAGTGTGACGAACATTTCAGATCAACTGAACATCAGCCGTCAAAGCGGGACGACGCTGGTGCAGGAGTGTATGGCCGAGGGTTGGGTGGAGGTCTGTGGTTGCGGCGGCAAACATTATCAGGCCTCAAAAATTCTGATTGATGCTGACAATGAATATGCTCTGGGACGCATGAGAAGGGTTCAAGCTGTTGGCTATCCGCAGGCGGCTCAACGGCTCAAAGCATACATAGAATTGTGTCAAACCACTTGACATTGATTTGAAGTTTCCCGGCGATATTTTGGAAAGCGAGGTGAATGACATGGGAAAGAAAAGAGAACCGAGCGTTGGGAAGATGAGTGAGTTTGACAAAGCCAAGCAAGAGGCGCGTGAGATATACGGCCTCTACAAGGGCAGTGCCACTGCCAGGGCAAAGCGATTTGCCAATGAGGAACACCGCGCAAAAATGCTTGGGGGCAAGTCTGCTTGCCGCATCACCATCCCGTCTCTCAAAGCAGAGCATCTTGATAGCGCGGTCTATCATCTGACCAACCTGGTTGAGCAGTTGAAGGACGCACAAAAGTCCGCGACCAACACCATCGGCAAGATGTATCTGCTTCGCTCCTATGCCTACCAATGTCACCGGAACCTCAAGGTCGATGCAGACAGGGGCTACTCTGATCCGCGCCGTCCTTACGAGGATTTTCGGGGGGCAAGGTGATCACCACATATAGTGGGTCAAACAGTTCTACCGTTTGGCTCGTGTATTATGGCACAGTAAGGAGTATAGCCATGCAAAGACAGGTGGATACAATGGGCAAACGTCCAGATATGTCGCATAATGTATATACCGACAAGTCAGTTGCTAACCGCAACATCTTGAATCATATAATCAATTCAACTTACCACAGTAACCTAACTGACCTAACTGAGAAGCGTTACACGATCAAGCAGATATTCACCTTCCTGGGCGAACTGTTTGCGGCTTTTCTACTCTTCGGCGGCTTCATCTATCTGATCTCAATCTCAGATGCTCTTGACCAGCATATGCTGGAATTCATGGGGCGCTAAGATGGTCGGTAAAATTACAAGCGATGCCAAGCTGACTGGCCACACTGCTCCGGTGCTGATGGGTGAGAGCCCGTATATGTACCCAAACGATCTCATTGCGAAAATCCTTAACGCCCAGGGCAGGGGAAACTATCAGACAGATACGTTCTCCGGCAATGAGGCCACAGAGTTGGGCAACGATCTGGAGCCCTTCATCATCAAGAAGTGTGCCGAGCGTTTGGGCTTTGACAAATACAACGATGAGATCACCAAGGTCTACGCCTATGAGGATTTGTTTGAGGTCAGCCTGGACGCCATCATCTTCAACGACAGCAAGACGATCTATGCCAGTGACAGCATAAAGTTGATGAATGGCCAGGAGAGTATGACGCTAGAAGGGAATGGCACGGTAGAGAGTAAGCTGACCTCTGCGCCATACACAGATGTCCCGCCCCCATACCGCGGCCCCAGGCAGTTGGACATGCAGATGCTTTGCTATGGCGCGAAGTGGGGTGTGATAGCCACGCTTTACCAGGGCACCCGCCTGGTCCTCTATGTCTATGAGGCAAACCAGGATCGCTTCGATGAACTGATCGACGCCGGCAAGGACTTCTACAGACGCCTGGACGGGCCTGAGTGGTATCCCGCTGTTGATGGTGTTGATGCGGCCAAGGTCCATAGCCAGGCTGATGACAGTCTGCCACCAATGGACCTGGAGCCAATCGCAGACCTGGCGATGACCTACTATGACGCCAGGAGAGCGGCAAAGGCGGCAGAGGCCCTGGCCAAGTCCATTGAGCCAAAGCTGATGGATGCCCTGGGCAACCATGAGACTGGCATCTTGAATGATGAGTTGGGCAACCCGCTCTTTGAGTTGAAGTGGCCCACCAGGTCATTCAAGGCACAGCCAGAGAAGGTGACGCCGGCCAAGCCGGCACGGGTTGAGCGTCAGAAATCGCTGACAATCCCGGCCAAGTGGTTGGGAGACATGACATGAGTTTGACCCCGCGGCAAAAGGATGTCCTGGACTTCATCGTCTCTTACCAGAAGCAGCATGGCTATACGCCGACATATGGTGAGATCGCTGTCGGGATCGGGAACTCTGCAAAGTCACTGCATGGGGTGCATCGCCTGGTCCAGCGGCTGAAGGAGAGGGGCTATGTCACCTCGACCCACGGCTCAGAGAGGTCGATCCAGGTTCTCAGGACTTCGCCAGTTGATGCGCCTGTTCTCGCGTCTCATCATTCCGGCGGGTCCAACCAGCCCCAAACGTAGGGAAGGTCTTGAGCCTTTCGTAAAACGCCTGGCGTTTGAAATACATATCATCAACCAAGCTGGCCGCGTCATGTTCTTTGATTGCGGCCAGTGTCATTGGGCCTATACCACCATCGACCTTGACCCCGATGATCTTCTGGATCATGCGCGCACTACGGCCAACCCCGCCGTTCACTGCCAGGTCAAACAGGCTCCAGTCGAGCCCCGAAGGTAGGTCATCTCCCCGGACCCTATTCCAATATTCCTGGCGATAGATCATCTCGACATGGGCGTCCGGGATGTTACGCATCACATCCTCAGTGATCTCAGCGTCCACATCCATCGCCTCAGAGAGCCACTGCCCATAGACCCGTGCCGTGATGCCCTTCATGGTGATTCCTCCGGGATCATCCGGGTGCGCTGAGAAGCCACCTTCATGAGCCAGGAGCCATTCCAGGCATTGGTCAAAGTTCTGTTTCATTTTGGCACCTTGGTATCTGTGTTGTTCTTCTTGTCGTATGACCTCATGCCGGCAATGCCTAACATGCCAAACAACAGAGGCATCATCACCGACATATCTGCCTGGGGGATAGTGACGCCAAAGCCAGCAGCGATTGGGCTGACTAGATAGTTGATGCCGAGAGACCAGCCGCAGATGTGCCCGATGAGCGGACGCCACGACGATTGGAACCAGTTGCCTTTCGCATCCTCTTTGGCAACCTCAATCTGAGCCAAGGCCAACTCCTGGGCATGGCGCTCTGCCATTGTCGCCAGGTCATGAGCCAGCTTTGCCTTTTGATCTTTGTCCTCAATAAATTTGTCGAGCAGCCCACTGACAGGGCCAATCAATGCCTGGATCATTCGTAAATCTCCACAGTCTTAGGATCGACCTGGCGCGGCACACAGTAGGCGGTTGCCTTGTCCCTGGGGTCGATTGACCCATAGGTTCCGTATCTGTGGCTCACAGACTTGGCGAAGTAGTTGCACCGCTCTATCGACCAGAACATCATGTTGCCACTCTCTAGTTTGCGCTCCGGGCCCGTGCCCAGGTAAACAAGCAGGAGAAAGACATCGACCATCAGGCCCGTTTCTTCATGGCCTTCTTCTTAGCCGCCATGATGATATCGCCGCGGGTGATCTTCTTCTTGTCGCCATACATCCCCGCCAGCTTCTTCTGCTTGGGGCTCTTCTTTCCATAATGTCCTGGCATCACTTGTCTCCTTTTTCTGAGTTGAGCCAAACAGCCAGGGAGCCGGTCATGGCCCCGGTGACGACAGAAATCAGGCTGGCCTGTTGCGTCGACAAATCGGGCTGCGAAAGTGCCCATTCGATGCAGCGTATGTAGACGCCGGTCATCGTGAGCATCATGAGCCTGGGCAATATCCGCCAGGCAAAGAACCGTTCTGGTGTGATTGTCACTACTGGCTCTCCTTAATGGCTTTCAATACATCGTAAACATTCGGAGGTGGCGGCTGGTCGGGGTCCCATTGGCACAGATATTCCCGTGGCTTCCATTCTCCGCGATTGAAGAACATGGTCTCCTGAGTATTGTGAGCGCCTCTGTACACACAGACCTCTTGCTTCTTGTCCAGCTTCACGCATTTGACCAGCCGGCAAACAGTCATATCGTTGGCCCAATCGCTTGCCTTTGCGGTGTGCGCCTTGAGCA